AACTGTGTCAGAAATAGTTTCTGCCAGTGAAACGCCATCAATTGTTAGTGCATCAGTTTCAAGTGTACCATCTATATCGACATTACCAGATATGTCTAAAGATGCAGCTGTAACTGAACCTGTTGTTGTTAGGTTCTCATTACCAAAACTAATTGCACCAGAACTATCGGTGATAGAACCAGCAGCTAATGCAAGAGTTCCACCATTAAGGGTAGTTGCGTTTACTGTTGTAGTAGCAAGTGTTGTAATTGTGGCAGATGTGATTGTTCCACCAACAACACCAGAAATTGTTGGAGCAGTTAAGGTTACTACTGTTGCAGTTGCACTAATGCCACTTGATAATGATGTACCATCCCCAATTTTAGTATAAATTTCCAAGAAGTTATCATTAATTTTATCTCCGGCAACACGAAGGGTATCGCCAGTGCCATCATTGACTGCATCCCCAATACCAAGCGTTTGATTTGCCATTTATTGTATTCTCCCAAGTACATTTAATGCGATAGAACATAATGTATTCTTCTTATTTGTTATATTTAGTCAATCGTTGCAATAGGTGATGCAACAGATTCTACTTGCCAAACACCATCTGTACCATCGTCTGTTAAGCAAGTAATTCTTGCTCTTGATCCAACTACCGTAGAGGCAACGAATGTAAATGCATCTCCTGCATTATCAAAAACTGCATTTGCAGCAGTTCCACCAGAAAGACTTAACGCACCAACAAAGTTACCACCAGAACCAGCAATATTAACAATTGTACTTGTACTACCACCAACAGCAGTCATAACTATAAAATCATAATACAAGCCGGGATTAGTTGTTGCAGCAGCAGGTAAGTTGATTACATTATTTTCTGTGCCATGAATTAAAATAGTTGCACCAGATTCGGCAGCAGTAAGTGATGCTGTTACAGAACCAGATGCATTAAATTCAGTTTTGATTGGTTTTCTTGCACGAATAACAGTTGAGGTAAATTCGCCGTTTGTTGTAATTCCTGTATCGTGAACGTGTGTAAGATTAATCTCTGAGTTTGCACCCATTGTTATAACAGCAGCATCAGATAATAATTTAATATCGTTACCTGCTACAACATCTTTTGCAACCGACAAACCACCATCCGTCTGTAGTGAACCATCCGTTGTTGATGTTGCATCTGTTGCATCGTCTGTTTTTAGAATACCACTTGCAGTTAAAGCAGCAACAGTAGTTGCACCAGCCACATCGACTGCACCTGAGAAGTCACCAGTTGCAGCATCAAGTTCCCCAGTGATGGTAAAATTACGACCACCTGTATAGTCTTTATTGGCATCCAATACCATTGCTTTACTTGCGATGGCATTACCAATTGCAGTCGAACCTAAATCAAGTGCATTAATTTCACCAGCAACAGCCGTAACACCTGTTAAGTCTGTCGGTGCAATTGTGATGTTAGCAGTACCATCAAAACTTACTCCAGCAATTGTCCTTGCAGTTGCTAGTGCAGTTGCTGTAGATGCATTACCCGTTAAACCACCAACAAATGCTGTTGATGTAATGCTTGTTGCGCCAGTAACCACACCAGCGTCAATAACAATTGCACCATCAAGAACAATCTGCTGGCCTGATAATGGTGTAATTGTCAAGTCTGTACCAGCAGTACTGGTTATCGCATTCCCGTTGATATTAATATTATCTACTTGGAGTGCAGTCAATGTTCCTACTGAAGTGATATTTGTTTGTGCTGCACCAGTAACGGTAGCAGCAGTGCCTGAAGTATTACCAGTCACATTACCAGTTAATGTACCAACAAATCCTGTAGCAGTAATTTTACCAGTGCTTGGGTTGTATGTTAAAGTTCCGTCCGATTCCAACCCAAGATTACCACCATCAACATCACCACCAGCAGTGAAGATGAGAGCATTGTTCTCATTTGTAGATTCGTTATCTGTTATTGTAACGGTTGTTGCTAATGTTGCAAGGGCTACGGCAATATTTGCTGTTCCATCAAAAGAAGTTCCACCAATAGTTCTGGCAGTTTCTAGTGCTGTAGCAGTGGATGCATTACCAGTAAGAGGTCCAGCAAATGCGTCAGATGTAACTGTTCCATCGAAGAAAGCATCTTTAAATTCTAATGAACTTGTGCCTAAATCAATATCATTATCTGTTACTGGAGCTAACGCACCATCTATTAACTTTATTTGGTCTGCACCACCAGCTCTAAATATAATATTATTATCTGTTGCAAAATCTATATCATTGTCGGCATCTCTACCTATAACCAAACTTGTGTTAGTTAAAGAAGTAATTGTTGTTTGTGATGTACCTAAAACAAAATCTAAAGTATTATCCCCATCTTCGTATGTAACAGTAATTCCAGTTTCAGTATTACTTCCCACCATTGCACCGACAGTATCAGAAATAGTTTCTGCTAAAGTCGCACCATTGACGGTGATTGCGTCTGCTTCTAATGTTCCGTCAATATCAACATTACCAGAGATATCTAAATCTGCCATAGTAGCAGTTCCAGTTATTGTTGGTGCAGTTAAAGTTTTATTTGTAAGAGTTGCTGTTGAAGTTGTTGAAACTAAAACTCCGTCACTTCCAGACGGTAGTGTAAGAACATTATTTGCAGATTCAGAGTGTGGTGCCCCTATAAGTGTTTGAGCGTGAGCGTTTGAAGACTCACAATAGAATTTTATTTGTGAAACTGCTGAGCCATTGTTTTTGAGGTCGATAAGGCCACCAGTTAAGAACAAATTGCCGCCATCTGACATATCTAAGGTAAATGGAGTAATTGTAGCTCCACCATCATTACCTTTGATTACAAAATCTTTATCAGATACCGCAGTTGTGATTACATAATCACTTGAACTATTTGTGTGCGTTGCGATTGTAGTTCCGTCATCTTTGAATACGATATCAGCACCGCCAGCATCAAGAATAATATCTCCACCAACATCAAGAGTTAAATCTCCAGCTGGAGATATGGTAGATGCAGTTAGTGTGCTACCAACGACAAGTGTTCCCGATACATCAAGGTTACCATTAACATCAATGGTTGTAGCATTAATTTCTATTTCTGTATCAGCTACTAAGTCTAAAACCCCGTCTGCACTTTGGTGAATATATGTTCCCGAATCTCCAAACTGAAGTTGTCTGGTGCTGTTAAGAAGAACACCTGTATCAGCAACATGTGTGAGTGTTGTATCTTGATCTGCGCCGAAGTAAATTACTGAACTATCTGCAAGATAAATATCAGACCACTCTAATGAAGTTGTGCCAAGAGTGGCACCATCAGCTGACGATGGTGAAAAACTGGTTGTTGCAAGTGCAGCAGTCAGAGTTACTACTGAAGCAGTTGCACTAATACCACTAGTCAAAGAAGATGCATCTCCGATTAGAGTATAAATCTCTAAGAAATTGTCATTAACTTTATCTATAGCTACTCGTAGATTATCGCCAGTGCCATCATCTGCTGCACTACCTATTCCAATTGATTGATTTGCCATCTATACTCTCCTAGTGTTATTTATCATAAAAATATGGTTATTAATCATGTAGGATCACCAAATGGATTAGATTCCGAAAAGTCTAAGACTGTATCATCTAATGTATCAAACAATTCATTTTGTGCGGTCTTGTCATTTACATAATCACCAATATAATAATCTTCAGATATAATATATTCATTATCGCCAGTTTCAAGTAGAATACTTTCACCAAACGACGATGGATCATCACCCACACTAACTGTTGTGGCATCTACAGTAACATATGTTATATCAGATGTATAAGAAGATCGATCTACAGTTAATCCCTCACCAACAACTGATGCATTTTCAAGAGTAATTTGATATTCGGAACTGACAATTGATAGAGAATCTTCTATTGCATCAATTTCAGTAATACCTGTTTCAAGTGTTTCTGAACCATAATCAAACAGACGACACCTCATTTTATAAACTGGGTTGTTGTCCAATTGATGGAAAGGTTCATCATGATCTACAAAGTTAATCTCAAATAATTTTTTAAGTACAGGGTGATAAATTGCATCACCCTCAAGAGGACGATCAGAATCAGTCGCATCAGTTTCATTTATGATATAAAATATATCACCTGATAGCGCAGATTCAGAAATTGAGCCAGCCTCCAATTGAATAGAACCAGACGATGTTGAGTCTGTTGATGTTTCAATCTGTATTTGTTTTGTTTTTTCTTGAAATCTTGTCTTACTTACAACAAAGGTTGCTTCACTTAGGTTCTGTAAACCAAACTGAGACATCAGTTCTTGTTCTCCAGCATAACCACCACCAGAATCTTCCATATACATTTCGATAAGAGATTGGGTGTTGAACTTGGATAGTGCATCTTCACCAAGAACATTATCTTCTGCAACAAGTGTGCGGTCAAGATAATATACATCGTGACCATGAATTTGAATTGCTTCTGCAATCAAATTAGCATATAATGATTGTTCAGCTGTAATTACTTGTCCCGTAGTCATTAGCTTGGACTCCCTACATCACCAAATGGATTTGACTCATTGAAATCCAGCAATGTATCATCTAATTCATCAAACAACTCATTTTGAGCTGTCTTATCTATAACACCATCACCAACATAATAGTCTTCTGATATAATGAACTCATCGCCACCAGTTTCAAGTAGAATACTTTCACCAAACGACGGTGGATCAACCGGCACTAATGTACTATCCAGAGTTATCTCTGAAGAAGAGAGGTCAAAATAAGTAAAATCTAAACTAAACGGTTGGTTAACAATTGATGGATTTTCAAGAGTAATCTGATATTCCGAGCTAGCAATTGATAGAGAATCTTCAATTGCATCAATTTCTGAAATACTTGTTTCAAGCAATTCTGAGCCATAATCGAATAAGCGACAACGTAACTTATATACTGGATTGTTGTCTAATTGATGAAAAGGATCGTCATGATCTACAAAGTTAATCTCAAATAATTTCTTTAGTGTTGGATGATAAATTACATCACCCTCAAAAGGACGATCAGCATCAGTTGCCGCAGTTTCATTTAAAATATAAGATATTTGGCTATCAGAAACCGTACCAGATTCTAATTGAATTGCACCAGATGATGTTAAGTCTGTTGCCGTTTCTATTTCTAATTGTTTTGTTTTTTCTTGAAACTTTGTTTTACTTACAACAAAGGTTGCTTCACTAAGGTTTTGCAAACCAAACTGGGACATCAATTCTCGTTGGCCACCAAAGCCGCCACTAGAATCTTCCATATACATTTCAATGAGAGCCTGTTTATTAAACTTGGATAGAGAATCTTCACCAAGAACATTGTCTTCTGCGACAAGTTTGCGGTCAAGATAATATACAGAGTGCCCTCTATGGTGAATAGCTTCTGTAACTAATTCCGAATATAAAGATTTCTCAACTGCTAAGTGTGTGCGCCACCGAAAAGCACGAGGTTGGTTAGAAATTGCGGCTGGAAGACCGTGAGAATGAAAATGCTTATTAACTGCCATAATTTACCCTACCATGTAGTTAACTGGCAACTCAAATGTAAGCTGAATTTGTTCCTCTAACTTATTAATCTCCTCCAATGCCTGTGAATAAATAGCCTCACCATTCATAGTGACACCACCAAGCATAGCAACACCACTAAACTTAGATAGGTTTGCCCCCCATTGTTGCTTAATAAGAGCAGTTGCATATCTTTTTAGAAATATGTCATCAAAAATATCCGTAAATGTTGTTGGATCAATTTTGCGATAACATTCTGCAATGATAAAGTCTTCACCAGCAATAAAATCGTTTGACCAATCACCATCAATGTAAAGACGATTCTGATGTTGGTTAAATCGAATTGGCGTCTCACCAACAAGAATGTGTTCTAGAAGGTCAAGGTTATCCATGGCCATCTGATACTGAATTACAGAGGTAGAAGATAGATCATAAAGGTCATTAAGACGCAACTGATAACGAACATCAAACATGTTTGAACCACCACCCGTACCTGTGAATGGCCAGACCTGTATCACCGACACAACAGCAGACGGCATTGGAATAAAATTACTACCTTCTAGAAATGTATCAGTAATAGTGTTGTCTGCGGTATCAGTTCCAATTGAGGTTATGTTTGTTTTTGCCCTTGCAACATCTGCTTCAGTAATCAAATGTTTGAGATACATCTTTTCAATACCATCATAATGATATTGTGCAAAATACTGAAGAGCTTCATCAATGCGATCATCTACTTGGTCGTCTGATACGTTAATATCAATAACCCCAGAACCCAATGCTCTTAGGCAATAAGATTTAAATGTTGACTTACTTGTGGGTATGGCCATAAAAGTATCCTTTTTATATATTTATAAGATTTGTTTTATTGCGATACATTTTAGACCTAATTATACCCTACCCATTCTTCGATTAAGAACTCATACTATTATTATAACTTGGTCAATCTTTTCATGAGTTCTCTTGAATAGCTCTCTATGTTTGTTATGCGAGGATTAAAACCGTCCAAACATTCATATATTTGGTTTGCGCCTATCCATTTTGAAATCTTTATATCATAATCTTTGGGTTTTGTGAAAATATTATTCGTATCCTCATATTTCCCAACATCTATTGTTGACATCCATATTGTAAAGTCAGCGTCAAACTCTCGACGTGTTTCTTCTGTGGGACAAATGAAGTCGGCAATTGCAACTCTCCCTGCCATTACCACACCGTCTGAAAGATGTTTCATTCTATGTGATTGTCGAATACGGCCCTCTGTAGAGAAGTCCCAATCATCATATTTCTCTCTTACTTGATTTGCACTAATCCTTGTAGCAAACAATGCTTTTGATATTGTTTCAGCAAAAGTACTCTTACCTGATCCCGGCAAACCCATTATTAAAATTTTCATAATTACCTCAATTCATATAGAATATATTATTAAGTTATTTTTCTTTCACTAACTGTTTTAATAGAGATTTAATCTCGTGCATTTCGGATTTTAGAGTATTAAGTTCTCTAGTTGTTTCACGCATTGCATCTCTCTGTCTTTGTGCTTCACTCGCACGTTTTTTTGCAACCTCATATGCATTTACATTGTTATTTATAATACCATGGCTACCAGTATCTTTAACATAATTTTCTTGATCTTTTATTTTTAAAAATTCTGACATATTATGTTGCCAAAGCTAAAACACGAAGATTTTTAATCAATGGTGGTAGAGCCTGATTTGTTGTTCTCATAACAATTTTAATTTGAAATGCAATAAATTCTTCCAATAAAGAACCAATACCATCATCCTTCACACCAGCAGTATATTCATGTTCGATGAATTCAGACCTTCTTTCAGAGGGGCGAGTTGTAACATCTGGCAAACCAGAACCAGCAACAGTTCCATCATCATTGAAGAAATTAAAATTCATCTCATCAAAATCAAAATCATCATCAACTCGTAAGGTTTTAAACAACACTTTAATACTTGCATCAGGTAATCGCACTGCATCAAGAAGAACTCTTAAAGAAGTTGCAGGAGTTTCTAGGTTAATTTTCTTGGTAAGATAAATTGCTGAATTGTTGTCCCCCTCTGGTTCTGTCATTGATTTGTATATAGATGTTGGATATACATCAGAAGAGGAATCAATCTGATTTATCTTATTTGACACAGCAACCATAGATAATCTTTGTGTATCAATTACAGGAGATAATGCATCTAAATCTGAAGTTAAAGTCATTGGAACACTAAGAGATTTAGCACCAGCCATTTCGTTTGTTTCATTAATACCAGATGCAACCAGTTTAGTTGCTTCCCAATAATAATTATCTTGAAGGGGAAGAATTCTATTAGTTGTTGATTTCGAAAATGAAGTTTCAGTACCGTTTGGACTTGTTCCACTAGTTGCTAAGAACCCAGCATTAATTTTGGTTCTTGCAGGAACCAAAAGACCCATATTGGTCGTAGAAACATCATATTGAGAATTTTCTGTTGCAGTAGCAATACTGCCACCAAAAACTGAAGTGCTACCAGCACCATCAACAACTGGTGTAGTTGATAATGTGACGGTATAGCTATCTGTTTGAATATTAGCAATTGCAGTATGTGTCTTATTAATGTCATATAATGGAACTTTATGAATTTGATATAGTTCCACAGTTGCACCATTCGCATGAGATACTGCCGTTGTGCTATTTGTACCCCGTGTTGCACTTGTAATGCCTGTTCCAGAAATTGTGGTATAACTAATAATCTCATCATCAATTTTGATATAGTATACGTTAGATGCGTCTCTAGAATACTTACCACTAGTATCATTAAAGTTTGTTCCACTTGTAAGAGTAATGGATGTTGCGTCACTACCCAATGCAGATGCAAGTGTTGTTGATGCTCCAGACTTAACAGCATCAATAGTGACGTTATTATCAGTAGAGTACATACCATGGGCGGCATGGTTAATTTTTAAGACTGTGCTGGCATCTGTCATTTCTAAAGGATTTGTTTTAAGAGTTTTTACAGGAAGTGTTTGATTTTGTAATGTAACCAACCCAGCAGCTGTTGTGTCAAACTTCGCACGTTTCAGAGAGAATTTCATATCTTGAGTTGGAGAAGGAACCCATACACTATTGTTTGAACTCTTGAAAAGAACACCAACATGAGGCTGATCTGTGATTTCATTACCAGTCACATCTTGTGTTCCAAGGTCAGCAATCCACACTTTATAATCTGGAGTATTGGTTAACAGGCAAATTGAATATTCTGTTCCGCCATTTACATAAACAGGCGAATCAAAGGTAAAAGTAGTAGCAGTTTCCCCGTCTGTAGATGTTGTGATCTCTGACGATTGAAGTGTTTTTCTACCAAAGGGTAGAATCTTAGGTCCAGGCGACCCATTAACTACATCACGAATTTCCATTGTTACAGGATAAGTATCATCTTTTTCAAAGAAGAATATATCACAAGAAGTTAGGAATGCTCCAGTAATTCCGTCAGTTCCTGTATCAGTATCCAAAACAATAAAGGTTTGAGCAAGAGGATCGCCGTCGGCCCCGCTCTCGCCGCTGTCGCCGTCGCCTTCGCCGCCGCCTCCGCCAGTCATTCTTCCTATAATAAGTCCACTATTTTCTGTTAAATTTGATGTTTTTACAATTGCATTTCTTGTTGATGTAATAGTTTCCTGTTGCGTATCTAATAGACCCTTTGCAGAATATGTTGCGTCTGCAAAAGTTTGTCTTGCAACAATTTCATTTGCACCATCACCAACTTGAGAATTGTTTGGGTCTGCGGTTATTACAAATTCAATATCGCCAGTTGCAAACCGAGGGTTTCCAGAAAGCTTGGGATCAGGAATAGTAAAAACTCCCTCACAATTACCAACACCATCACTAATTAAAGTACTACCAGCAACTGGAACTGCAACATCGGAGAAGCTTCCATGTGTAGTTCCAACTGCTCCGCTGGCAGACGGAGTAACATATGCATTAACAACTCTCTTATCAAAATACACATATAACCTTGTGAATGGCTTTAAACTTTTTGCAGTAAAGGTAATTGCTTTTGAGCGAACAAATGGGACAAGAGTTTTAGAAACAGACCTTAGCCCACTAGTTGTAACCTCAATATCTTCAAATACCTCAGATAAAGTACCACTTCTACTTTGCCGAGTTGCGTTAAAATTTCTAAGTACCATCTGAGATGTCTCCGTTTGTATTTTTGTTCATATAATAGAAGTCGGGTTGCGAGGGCACCTTATTAACCATCACCATCACCGTCACCGTCATACTGTAGGGCCCCAGCTGGGGTTTGTCCAAAATTGCTCTGCCCGCTAGTTCCAGGCACAGTCCCATCATCTCTTATCACAATACCACCCCAAGTAGTTTGCCAAGAATTCCAAACAGTTCCAATATTGTTACCAAGAGCAGAAACAACTGCATCATAGTTGCCATTTTGATTGATAGTTATTTGAGGTGCAATCTCTGTCTCTTGCCAATTATCTTGAGTTGGGGTTATTGTCACATTACCTTTCCATGTTGCAGTCTTAAATGGTGCAACACGTTCAACTGTACTTGCAAATGGTTGTTCTGTCAAAACAACTTCTGTGTATGGGAGAGTGATAAGATCACCTGTTTTTTGATAACCAGCAGCAGTTCTTGCTGCATCAGTGGTTACACTTTCTTCTAAATCAATAGAGTTTGTGATATGCGTTGGACGAAGCACTCCTTTTGAAAAGTCCATAGAGTTGTTATAATCTTTGTGATATGCATCACCAACTCTATGTCCCTGAAAATTATCAACAACAATGCCTGATTTAAATCTATTCAATCCATTAGCATCCAATACTTCAAAATCCAAAGCATTTTTTTCTAATAAACTTAGTGTTATCATTTTTTCAGCAGCAGAAAGACGTTGATTGATTTTACCAATATCTTTCATGGTAAATCTTTGATTTCTAGTTCTGGTAATAGTAACATCTGTTGCTTTAAACGTAAATGGTGGTATAGACAAATCAGCAAGTTTCATAACATCTACTGGAACATCGGGTCTACGAGGAACATCAGAAGATGAGCCCTCAATAACACTAATAAGTCCTCTATCATCAAGTACAATAGCTGCCCTTTTACCAAGATAATATTCAAGGTCTGATTGAATAGTGGAACCGGGTTTACAGAAATCAGAAATTGATGCACCAGTACCATCATATTGGCGAGAGAAGAAATCAAAAGAGTTTCCTGTGATTTCATCAATAGTTGTTAATATACTTGATGTACCAGCAATATCTTCAACCTTTGATCTAAAATCATAAGTATCTCTTAATTGGAATTGACCAGCTGGTGAGGCTGTTTCAGGATCAACCTTAGTTGCACTATATGTTGGAATGTCTTCATAATCCATCTGATTAGCAATATCAACATAAGAATCAACTGTAAACATATCTCCCGCACCATGTTCAAAATAATCATATATAACAAGCAATCTTCCTGTGGGTGCAGGAGAATGTGGTTTTCTTACAAGTCTTGCAATGTCATAGAAGTTATCACGTTGCCCGCTATCAAACAAATAACTGTTTGTGATATTTATACTACCATCCGTAAGAGTTCCAATAGTGCCTGATGCACCGGAACTTTCACCAGTAATTGTTTCACCTGCTACAAAAGAAATTGAGGTAGATAAAATATAACTTATCGGAGATGCAATATTAATAATTCTTGCAGTTGCGCCGCTTGTTGCACCAGTAATTTTTTCGCCTCTAGTAAATGTTCCTGATTGATTTGTTACAGTAAATTCTGGAGCAATTGCATCTGTACTTGCACCCTCAGAGTCAAACACTGCAACAAGATTAAATACGTCGGCACGGCCAAGAGAAATAGTATTATCTGTTGGTCGAGTTCCATAAGCATCTGTTGTTCCAGAAGTTACTTTTAGCTGTTTCATTAATTTAGTAGTTTTATTTTTTTGAATAACAGAAGTTTTAAGAATTGTCGCAACAAGTTTTACCTTTGCTGAGGCACCAAAGATAGTGTCATCGGTAACAGTAATAGATGATGTTCCTGCACCAGCAATTTTGCCAGAAAGACTAACAAGGTCACCTTGTGCCCCCGTCCCATCACCAGCAGTAAGAATAGACAATGTATAGTCTTTTTCACTATGTGAAGAAAATGTTTCATTTGTACCAGCACTAAAAGTGACAACACCAGAACCGTTTGTAGTTCCAACAAACTGTCTTCGAACTGTATACTGTGTATCACTAGCACCAGAATTTGTTGTAGTTAGTAGCGTTTTAACCGTACTTTTTGGTAGTTTAAATAATGATCTGTTTTTCTCAGTATCAAACAATTTTACTATATCAGTATCAAATCCTTCTTGAATAAGTCGGCCAGAAGAAGATGTCAACTGTTCTAGTTCAATAGAAGAATTAACATCTTCTTCTAATACAATGTCACCAAAAATGTTTGTTGAAACTGAAGTGACGAAATCCGCTGTGAAGTCTTGGCCAGAATCTGCATCCTCCATAAAGACTTGTTTAAAATTAGCAAAAGATTTTGTTACAACAGCTAAAATCGTTAGGTCTGTATTGCCTGAGTTCTCAACAATTGCACCAGTTTCAGCTGAGTCAGATGCAGTAATTTTTTCACCAACTTGGAAATTACCAACAACAGTGGTCAAATTAACCTTAGTTGCAGAAGTGTCATCTTTATATACAAACCCAGTTGCACCAGAAGTAACACCAGTTACCAGAACACCACCATTAGCATGTGTTGCGAGTAGAGTTGGTGATGGTGTATCACTCAAAGTAAGAACGGTGAATGGGCGAATATCAAAAAGAAACATTTTGTATTGAGCAGCAGTTGCATTTGCATTTGAACCAGCAGTTCCAGAATCAAATTCAATTCCTCTAACTCGACCAACACCAATTAAGTTGCCGTTTGCAGTACCCCTAGTAGTATTTTTTGCATCATAAAATTCAACAGTTTTGAATGCGGTAGATTCACCGGCTATTTGTGAAATGTCTGGAGTGCCATATACATTTGTGATCAGCGCAAAGTTACCTGCATCAAAGGTTGAAATACTAGCATTAACATTCTCAAATTCTCTTGCCTTAAGAATGTCTTTAATAGTTGCTTGAGTTTTTTCAATCTCAAAACCCTTAATGTATGCCTTGCCAGGTGATACGGAAATATTGAAAAAATCACTACTAGCAATGTTCCCATCATCAGTCGTAGTACCAACAGTATATTTGCCCAATAAGTTATCTCGGCCCACACTAATATCTACACATTCATTCGCAAAATATTCAAATGGACGAACCGTATAATTTCCTGATTCATCCATAGTGCGCCTTGCAAACTCTTTTGCAAGAGCAGCATAAGGTGTTGAGCGCCCAATTGAATTTGACTTACCATTTTTAACATCAACAAGAGTAATAAAATTATTTGTATTTGTTGAAGCTGTAATAGTAGATAGTGAAACAGTAACACTTAATCTATGTGCGCCCTTTGCAGCATAGTTACTAGAACCTGTAGAATTATCTAATAATGATGATTCATCTTCTGGTGTAACAATAGTTTCGGTTACCGCAAATCCAACTGTGCCCGTAAAGTCTTCAGCATAATTATTAATTACCAATGTTTCTTCTAAGTTATTAACAAAGAAACCACGAATGTAGTAAATACCAGATTCGATAGTAAACGCAAGCCCTGTTCGTGCTGCCGGACCTTCTGCACTTGCAAGTTCTGCTTCAGATGATCCCGCAGCAACACTATAATCCGAAGCGTATGTTGTAGCAGATGAAGTTGCAGCAGCATAACTTGTTGTTGAGTGTGTAATTGTAGTGTTAGCAGTAATTTCCTCACCGTCTTCAAAAACTACAGTTTCAAAATCAGTACCGGCACGTTCATATGAAAGATATAGTAGTGCTTGATCTGTTGTTGTTGCTGCCTTAAAACCAATAACCTTTGCAGTAACGCCTGATTCCACACCAGTAATAGTTGTAGGACTATCTACATTAAAATATTGTGATGGATCAATTTGTATATTATTAAATGTATTTGCAAGTTTCAGGGAGTAATATCTCTGAATTGTGCCTTGGCCCGGAACAACCATTGCACCTTCACGAAAAATATGACTGCCATGTGCTTCAATTTGATGTTGTAATGCGCTCTGGAGTTGTGTTAATTCTCTTGCTTGAATTGCGAACCCTGGCCGAAAGAGAATTTTTTGAAAATTATTCTCTGCATTAAAATCATCAAAATACGGTGCTGCGTTGAGATTAGTTTTTTGTGCCATATTAGAATTCCACTACAATTTTAATATCTTCCGTTTGATCTGTCGCACGAGAGATAGGTGATCTGTTTTCTACATAGATAATATCACCACTGTCTGGTTGAAGTTCTGGATTGACATAACCATCAGCAAACGTGATAGTAAAGGAATTTGCAAGTGTTACCGCAGAATCTTCCGTTGAATCAGGTGTTCCAGTCGCAGATGAAGTTGCACCTGTGATAGCATTTTCACCAGAGAAAGCAACATATGCACCAACTGAATTTGTACCATATTCGGGAAATCTTTCCTGTTGATAATAAAGAATAGACCTATCGCTGTCCCACTCAACCACTCTACCAACTGCATTAGTTGACGCTTGAGTAATTTTTTCATCTGCTGCAAATGTTCCAGAAACAGTTTTTAGCTTTGCAGCATAGGTTAGTCGAACTGTCGAGTCAGATGCAACTGTTGATGTTCCGTAAGTCGTTGGGTTCGTAACAATTGCAATATTACGAAAATCATTTCCTGTAAGGAGATCATCACGTTCTGCGCCAATGAACAATGTGTTCATCATCACATAGTGTCCACCAAGTTCCTCGACCGCATTAAAACCGTGGCCACCTTTTGGACTAATCACAACTTGAATTGCGCCACCACTTCCACCATCAATATCATCTGTAGTTACTGCGGTTTCAAGTGTTGCATCAGTAAATACTGCTGCGTCCGTAAGAGTAACTGTGCCGAAGGTATAACCAGCACCACCAGAATAAACTACAGTATCACTACCAGCAACTAATCCAAAAGCTTGAATACTACCACCACTAACATTGAATGATACCACTGCACCAGAAGTAGTTCCTGCACCTGTGCCATCACCATTTACTGCGGTATAATAAACGCCGTCCTCATAACCAGACCCACCAGTTACAATAAGACTTTCAATCTTACCATCAACTGCTGCTGTAGAAACCGTAGAGTCCGTAGAAATAGGCATAAAATCTGTTGTTAGAAACTTTGTTTGTTCAGAAGAACTAATACTATACATATATTTGAGAATATAACCAGCTTGTGCAAAGGGAGCAGTTGATTCAGAGGTAGGTTCAGGACCAGAATAAGCAGTTCCATTATTATTGCTAAGAACTTTATACACACGATTATCAGATGTACGAAAGTAAAAAGTAGATTGGTAAATGGTAGATTGCCCACTTGCAGTTAGATTACTAGAACTAATTTTGTCTTCATACATATCATAAACTGTATTATTTGCCCAATTTCGTCGAGGAATTGCGTGAGTTATATCAGAAGATGAAATATTTTTACCAGCAATACTTTGATCCCAAATATAAAACTCATCAGAAACATCATCTGCTGGAATGGGTGGCGACGAATCTGTACCACCACTAGTCCCTGATGTGAATGGCATAGATTTACCAATCAACATATAGTAAGCATGTGGAGCAGCTTCTGAAAAAGACTCAAAAAACTGCTCTGCGTTATGGAGTCTAAATTTTTCTGTTATGATTGCTGTCATTGTTCGTTTCCTCTAATCTGTACTAGTATTTATATAATATTTCTGGATATATGTTGAAACAGTTGTAGAAGCTAAAACTTTCCAGTTATATAAGTTCATCATGGCCCATCGCCGCCGTCGCCATCGCCGCCAGATGCTGACATTGTTCTAGTCAAAGTCAAAGATAATGTGGTGCCTGATATAGAAGCTGATAGTGTTACGGCCACCACTGGCGCAGTTCTGTTGCTATCGGAAAAGGCATTACTCACAGTTACTGTATCAACTGTGCCAAGCATTGTTTTTAGATTGGCTGGTGTAATCTCTTCGATAACTCCAGCGCCTGCACTATCTCTGCCTAAGATACGATCTGAAGCTGATACATTCTGAATCTTAGCATATGTTACTTGATCATCAGCAATATGTGCAGTGTCAATAGAGCCATCTACATACTGATCACTGTCAACAGAATTAGCAGCCATTTTTGCAAGTGTTATATTAGCATTAGTAATCTTAGCAGTTGTTACAGCATTAGAAGCAAGTTTTGCAGTTGTTATATTAGCATCAGTAATCTTAGCAGTTGTTACCGCACCAGCAGCAAGTTTTGCGGTTGTTATATTAGCATCAGCAATATGAACAGTATCAATACTTCCATCAACATACTGGGCACTATCAACCGAGTTTGCTGACATATGAGCAAGGTCAATAGAACCATCAACATACTGATCACTGTCAACAGAATTAGCAGACATATGCTCAAGATCAATAGAACCATCTACATACTGATCACTGTCAACAGAATTAGCAGACATATGAGCAAGGTCAATAGAACCATCTGTGTAATGCTCAGAGTCGATTGCGTTATCGGCAATCTCAGTACCAGTTACAGCGTCACTACCAATTTTAGCGTTGGTTACCGCATCATTAGATATATGCACGGTATCAATAGAACCATCTACCAACTGGGCACTATCAACGCTATCATCTGCTAATCCGCTTGTTGCAGCCCAAACAACATCAGTACCATCAGATGTTAAAACAGTTCCACTTGAGCCAAGTGCTAGTGCATCAGGATCGCCATTTGTATCGCCATATATAATTTTACCTCGTGCAAGTCCGGCCATTTTTGCAAGTGTAATTTGGTTATCAGCAATATGTGCAGTGTCAATAGAACCATCTACATATTGGTCACTATCGATACTGTTTGCTGCCATTTTTGTAAGTGTTACCGCATCAGCAGCAATTTTAGCACTAGTTACAGCATCATCAGCAATTTTAGCACTAGTTACCGCACCAGCAGCAAGTTTAGCAGTTGTTACCGCACCAGTAGCAATATGAACAGCATCAATACTTCCATCTACATACTGATCACTGTCAACAGAATTAGCAGACATATGAGCAAGGTCAATAGAACCATCTACATACTGATCACTGTCAACCGAGTTTGCTGACATATGCTCAAGATCAATAGAGCCAGCAGCATAATGTTCTGAGTCAACTGCATCATCAGCAATCTTATCACTAGTTACTGCATCATTGGCAAGTTTTGCGGTTGTTACATTCAAATCAGTAATCTTAGCAGTTGTTACCGCATTGGTAGCAATTTTAACGCTGGTTACAGCATTAGAAGCAATATCTCCAACTTGCACTGCGCCGCCTGGGAACACTGGTATCTGACTAAATGTTACCGTGCCGTCTGAAGCAATTGCTATAGAATCTGTATCGCTTGTGTGACCAATATTTGTCCCATTTATAATAATGTTATCTACAGTAAGAGTGGTTAATGTGCCAAGTGAAGTAATATTTGCTTGTGCTGCTGTTGCGAGTGTACCAGCAATAGTACCACCAGAAACATTGATACCGGCACTGAAAACTGGTATTTGATTCATGGTAACAACACCATCAGAAGCAATTGCTATAGCATCCAAGTCACTAGCAGAACCAATTGTACCACCATCCTTGATAACCAAATCACCAGCAACAGTGAAATCACCAATGGAACTTAGTGTTGCTTTAGCAGTTGCAGACGAGGCCGCAGTTTCAGACACACCAGTGGTAAAGACCAATTTAGTCGCATTAGCACTAGCAGAGAATGTATCTTCTGCAATCGCATGAATACCAGCAGCAACCGTTGCACCATCTGTGCCATCGGAGTCACCAGCTGCAAATTCCAGAGAACCAATAACTTCGTTAGCAATAATTGCGTCTTCTTCAGACTTCAACTGTAACACCATAGGTGTATTATCACCCGTAGCAGTATGTGTTAAGGTAAGACCCGTATCATGAACGTGAGTCATTGTGATTTCTGAGTTAGCACCGAACGACATAACTGATGCATCAGATAACAGTTTAACATCGTCACCAAACACCGCATCCTTGACAACACTCAAACCACCATCAGTCTGTAGCGAACCATCAGTTGTTGATGTTGCTTCAGTTGCATCATCAATAATAACTCTGCCACCAACAGTAGTTGCACCAGATATATCTACTGCACCATTAATATCAATCA